CTTCTTTCTCTAGTGCGGGTGGGATCACAAGAGTAGTCGGATTAACGCCAACTAGTTCACCCTTGTCGTCCAAAGTTGCCCGCATTGTAACCAGGGCATTCTCTATAGCGTTCTCGCTAAGGTCTGTCGTTACACGGTTACTCTGGTTTGCACCGCCATCAGTTCGGGTATGAGCCGTACTAATAAGCGATACCGCATCTCCTGCCGTAAACGGCGAACGTCCGCCACCACCAGTGGTGAAGGCATAGTTGAAGATATCTGCGCCAATAGCGTCTTTGGTACGCATCTTGGACTTAGCTAGATCTGAAGTGCCCCGACGCATAACCCCAAAACGGTCGTCATCCCACATCTCTTTAGAGATGGAAATAGCTTTCGCCCATTTTAGGAACGTATACGTCACATCGTAACCTTGAGTACGGTCTTCGTAGGTCACGGGTTGGTTTTCCCCAGTTTGTACGAATTGACTCAAGCCTGATGCCGAGCTTTCAATTTCCCGGTCTTTGCTAGAACTGTCTACATGAAAAACATTTTGGTATTGGGTCTCAACTTGCTTGAGCTCATCACCGTAAATCTTACGGATATTTGAGTTCAACAGGTCGGCCCATGCCCCTCGTAATTCTGCCATTTTAAATCCTTATCTTATCTACTCACCCTACTGGGCTGGGTAGAAATAGTGTTCTGCAATTAAGAACGTACCCCAAGAGGTATCTGCTCTTACCGGGTCGACCTGCGGATTGTACTCTAGGCACAATAAGCTTCCCGTAGTTGAAGTTGTTGAAGTATCGACTAGTTGGGCACCTGAAGCGCCAATCAAATCGAAATAAGTACCAGGGTGAGTAACACCGAAAGTAGTTGAATCATTGTCGTTATCGACAAGATACCGCATGGTAGGATCTACACATACTAGACATTTTTCAAGCGCAGCACTACCGGTGACAGTTTCCATTGCCATCCCGAGGAGTTTTTGCGTTGCAACGCTAGCATTAGTAATCTTACCAGAGGCAAAATAAACAAAGTCGCCTTTCCTAACAGTAACAGCGCTCGTCACAACAAAAGATTGCGTCGAGAAGTTGGTGTTACCATCAGCACGACCCAGTAATTGGGCTGCCATAGTAAATTCCTTAAAGGTTAGTTAAGTAACAATTTCGAGTTCTTTACGTATCTCAGCATCAGACTTGCCATCAGTCCAACCACCCATTTGTTTGGCAATTGTAACTTGGGCATCGGTTATCTTAGAGGTAGACTTTGGCTTAGTGGCAGAGGTTGTCTTAGATATGGATGCACTACCTTTGAGTGCTATATTAAGTTTATCCTTGTTATCCACGGTAGCATCCGGCTCCCAGCCTAAAATAACAGCAGCTTTAGAATAGAGTTCCTTAGGAGATGCTAATCGCTTCTGACTTTGTAATATAGTCTGAGACAGCGTTGCAACCTCGTTCGTGAACTTAGCATATTCCGTAGCGTCCTGCACTTGGGGGAATGACTTGGAGAAATCATTATAGGCAGTTGTTATTTCCTCATCCATCTTCTGCTTCATAAATAATGAAACAGGATCGGTAAGGTCAACTTCTGCATCAGAGGTTTCACCAATCTCCGTATCTTTCGGAGCCTTATCCAGCTCACCTTTGAGACGTATCGCCTCGCCAGTACTCTGTTTATAGGCTTCTTCTAGATTACGGGCGTAATCCTCAAGTGTTTCGCCTTTGATATTAATGAACTCTTTGACGAACGAGTCTTCAGATTGCTCTTCTTCCTCTTCGGCTTGGTCATCGGTTTTGCCGTCTTCCTCACCAGTTTCCTTAGATTCTTCTTCGGTCTCATCGGTGTCTTGCGCTTCGTCTGCCCCTTCTAGGGTTTCTACTTCGCTGTCTTCCTTGAGTTTCCGTAAATCCTCGTCAGTTACTTGTTTGCTGTCGTCAACAGCGGTTTCTGTGGCATTTGTTGCCATAACTTCTCCTTTAGATTTGTTCTATTGGCCAGCAAAGCTGGTACCAGGGAGGGGGTGGGCACCGCCCTGGTATCAACCTTCCTTATTCACTGCTTTAAAGTTATTCCTAATTGTCCCAAGTAAACGTTTTAAGCCATCGGACTGGCCAGCTAAGTAACGGACATCTGCTATATCCTTTTGCTCTATAGCATCTTTCGCTAGCTCAATACGCTCAATGTTTATAAGCTTCGTTAAAGCCTTCCAATCAGGTTTATCGTATAAAAGTGCGAGGGCTTCCCGTTCGTTAGCTGACAACTGCTCTAAGGGGCTCTTCATTGTTTAATGTAATCATATTAAATATATTTAGCAAGAGACTAGCTATGTTCGCTTTTTGTTCAGTAGGGCTTCCCTTTCCTAGCTCCTTCAACAGTCAGGGTGTATCAGAGTCCCCCTGCTACGGTTTTTTAGGTTAGTAGCAGTTAACCATTTCTCCGATACACCTGCTGCGTCAGTCGCTGAGGGGTCGGTTGAGTAGTTCTGGCTTCTTTTACTTAGCTATCCTTACCACTACTTGATATCCGCTAAGAACACAGTCATGTGTTGACATGTAGTGTAGAGGAATTATAATAGAAATACAATCGCTAGATATAGCGTTGGAGAACACAGTCACCCCCCTAGCAATAGGGGGTTTCTCTTTATTCAGGATTTGCAAAGTTAGTAGGTTGTAAGTCAGCTACCTGGGCCTGTGGCTCAGTTGTTTGGCCAGCTCCTACTGCAAAGGGGGCTGCCATGCCTGGTATGCCAGCTGCCATCTGTCCTGCAGCTCCTCCAGCCATTTGTTGGTCCCCTAAGCCATATTGTCCCATTAGCTCTCCAGAAGCGCCTGTAGCTGGGTTAGCGTCGTGCTCCTGCATGATGTGGTCCATAATTATCTGTTGTACTTCGTGGGGTTGCTGTTGGAACTCTTGGGTTTTGGTATACATCAGGTGGACGAGAGTGTGGTCCTCAGAGGCATTCTCTGTGCCAGCCAGAGGTTGTCCAGCAGCCATAACCATGTTCTCACTCTCGGCCAACATCATCATATCCTTTTTGTTCTCAACATTCTTTAGCCAAGTGTCTGGTTTGATGTTATTTACTTTAAGTAAGTCTGCGGTAGCCTGGTTAACGTCCATGACTGCAAGGGTAGCTGGGTTAGAGAGTAACAGGCTAAACATCTCTGTCTTCTTGGTTTGTTCGATAGCCTTAGAAACTGGAGTGAATATGTCGGCGTCCACTGAAATATCTGAGCTTCCCTCTAGGTAGCGGTTAAACTCTGGCTTCAGGGACAGGGCGCTGGCTCCTTTGATATCTTCCATCTTTAGGGATTTGTTGCCTTTGTCATTAACGATAGAGAACTTGCGGCCCTGGACAGATATGGTGCGGTAGACCTTTTTCTCTCGTTCCTGGTTGTCTTCTACAATCCGGTCTATCCGAGGGGTACCATAGAAGAACTGGATGTTGCTCCATTTCAGCCTGCCGATACGGATAACGGTATCCATCTCATTGGCGATTGAAACCAGGTTAATACGCTTTAAGGTACTCTCTTTGACAATGGCCGCTTGGGTAGCCGTGGTAGCGCTGTTAGAGACACTGACCCTATCGTCTATACCACTGGCCCGGCGGATATCTTCTAGGAGTACCTCTTCGGTGCGGAAGTAGCTTGGCGGGACATCACCGTATTCGATAGGGACAATACTCTGGCGAATGTCTTGGCCGTTGGTGTCTACAGATATAAGGCCATGGGGGCGGGTTACTAGATCCTCGTCGTCAATATCAAAGCTGGAGTTGTGCAGAAACATTTTATTCAATTGCATCTTCTGGCGGTCCATGTTGAGGTTTCGAAGACTTTTTCGTTCCTCAGATAACATATGCAGTACTTTCGGGATACCAATACCCCAGAACTGGCCAGGGACCTTGTACTGGTAATCGACCGCTACCGGGAGTTCTTTGTGCTTAGAAGGCAGCGGGTCATCATGGATAGTTATATTGTTCGCCACAATCCAGTAGGCATCCACCGAGCGGTTGTAGTAGTGCAGGATCTCTACGTCTTGCTCGGTCACATCCTTGGGGAGCTTAAAAACCGTCCCCTTTGTATTAGTCTCGCCTCCCATATGGACAAACTCGGTATCAAAATAGCCTGGCTTGTTATCATAAATGCGGTGGAACTCTTCGATGTTTAAGATTTCCCGCTTGACCATATCAACAGCGTTATCTATATGCCCACATTTCTCGTCTATATATATGAGCTCATTAGGCACCCATTCGGTATAGTCGTCGTCGAAATCGGTAATTTCCTTGTCGACATACTTAATGGTCCCGTCTTCATTGACAGATTCTGGGTCCTTAACAATCCGTTTATCGGTCCGCCAGTAGTCCATCCGGAAGGCTGTCCCCCTCGAGGAGGCAGATAACTTAGCTAAGAACGCCTGGTAGTCGTACCCTGTGGTGTTCATATTGTACGTCAGCACCACATTGCGGAACTCGGCAATTGGCTCGTCACTCTCTTCGGTGGCAATAATATGCGGACGGGACTTGCGTTCAATCGTCTCTTGGGACTGGGTTTGGATAGCAGAAAAGGCATCTGGAAGTTGTAATTTGGAGCGCCAATCCTCGGTGTCCAGGGTTTCCGTAACCATGCCGAACTCCTTGTCGGCCTCTTCCCAATCTGCCTCAGCCTGGGTGCGTGAAGGAGCATCCCTCAGGAAATAGTAACGTTCATACACCTGCCGGCGTATCTGGCGCTGGCGCTTGGTCGGTACATAGGTATCGTTCTTAACTGGTTTAGGGTCCAGTTTTGCTTCTTGGTTTTGGAGTTTCTCAAGTTTCGCTGCGAGGTCATCTGCCATAAACTAATCCAACCACAAAAAGGCTGTTTAACATAGGGTCTAGGTACCAGTAACAGCACTCCGGGGCTTGTACTGCATCAGGCGCTTGCTGGATGGCTTAGACCCCTGCTCCTCGTAACTCTTCACATTCGGCGGGCTAGCAAACTCTAAAATGTTAGCAAAGGGGTCAATAATATCATCATGCCGCCCACTTGGGAAGTGCAACAACTCGTACTCCAGCTCCTCAATCTGCGGACATTCCTTAATATGGTGCACCAAATGGTTCTCATACAGCGGTGCCAGCCCCCGAATCCGCTCCTCCTTAGATTTAGCCTGGGATCTAATCTCTTGCACCGGGAGCCAGGTGTTTCTTCGTTTCTGTTCATTTACCAGCTCATAGCTGAGGCTCTTAGTCCCAATAACCTCTAGGATTATCTTCATATTCTTAATGTCCCGGAACTTCGGGTTGGTATAGATATCGAAAATGGTGTTAATAATCTCGGAATAGGTCATTTTCTTCCGCACAATATGCCGTACATACAGCTCCCGCATGTAATCCATACCCGCTAAGATAAAGCCAGCGTAATCAGAGTAATTCCCCGAGCTCCTGGGGTCGGTGTAACTCGGATCTACCAATAAATACCAGTTAATCGGCCGTCCTTCCACCTCTGCCCAGCTAATCCGGTGGATGTAGTCCCGCTTGAAGGTGGCATTCTCATCACTCACCGGCTCGTTCAGGTACTGTTTGGAGAATATCCCCAACCCCTGCCGCCGCCTAATCTTGTCTAGCTCCTTCTCTGATAATACTTCTGGGAATAACAGGCTCCCATCAGGGTTGTAGGCAGATTTCTTCAAGATATTGAAATCCTCCGCCTCAAAATCTAAGATATGCTGGTATAAGTCGTTGTAATCCCAGCGGGTCCCAATAACAATCATGGGTTTGCCCGGATCAAGCAAAGAAAAAGCCAGCTTGTAGTGGTCAATCACCTGTTGGATCTGCTCCTTGTTCGTCACGTTCTTCTCGGAGTGGAGGTCATCACAGATAATAAGGTCATAATGCATCCCATTCTTGGTAACATCAATCCCTGCACAGGAAATAGTTGGCTCCTTCTTGGGCGCATTACGGCAAGGTAAGATAATCTCACTATCCGTCCACAACTTCATCTTAGACTTGGTCTCAAACGGATACATCCCATGTATCGCCCGAAACACTTCCCGGTACTTCTCATTCCCCACCAAATGGTCCATTATCTCCCGTAAGAATGCCTTACTTTTACTAAACGTCTCACTATCTATCAGCACCCGTACATTTGGCTCATTCAATATAAGCTGCAGCGTAAACCCAATTGTCACCACAGAACTCTTAAACGTCCCCCGTGGCATAAGTAAAAGCAACAGGTTCTTCCTAGGGTCAAAGTTTGGGTCATGCGGCAGTTCCGGAGGGTTCGGGAGAATACTGGTCGTGTAGTCACAAAGCTCCTGGTGGACATGCGGCTCCATCTTGTCGTAGTTTAGGATATATTTACAGAGGTAGAACAAGTCTGTCCTGCACTGCATAGCAATGTTCTGGAAAGCAAGCTGTTTAGCATCCATGTCAGTAGTGTATCATTCTATACCCGAAGCCTTCTTAGCTGCTTCCACCATTTCATTATATTGAGTTGTTTTACTTTTTCTGTTATCCCAAACCCTTTCGCTTTCCTTGACAAACTTCCAGTACCATTCTTGGCCGGTCAAAAGGTCTGTATCAGACCAGTTACGCATTACACCGGCATCCTCTAAGTCTTTGGCCATTTTATTTATCAGCTCAGCAGCAGTACCGGGCTTTTTGTACCCCTCATCAGCAAAGGCTTGTTTGATTTGGGCTATTACATATTCATCACTCATAGAGCCATAACCAGAGTTAGCTTGGAGTATCTCTTTTAATTTGTCATCTAGGTTAGGCATATTACCTGAATGCTTAATCTTATGCTCCTCTAAATCCTGTGGGTTATACAACAAATCCCCGCAATTAGCACATATTGTGGGTAGAGTAGGGTAATTAGGCATACTTGCAACCTTTTATAAGGCATTTACCAAACTTAGTTAAAGGGGTGCCATGGATTTTGCAGAGCTTAACGCCCATCATATCAGCTGCCGCTTCGTCACCCCGTATGGCGTGCGCAAGAGCCTTCTCAGCATCTTTAGGGGTATGGATAATCATATTGGGCGTAATTACTTGTTTGGGGTCACCTGGTACTCTGGGAGTTTTAATGGGCTTATTCTCTTTGGGTAAACCCTTAGCCCAAAAACCCTCCTCTGGGTTCAGAGCATTATGTATAAACTCAGCCTTGCTCTTTAAAGCTAACCATTTGTCATCATCCTCTTCTCGTATGTAGACGCTACGCTGGGGCATTTAATTCTTCCACCATCTTCATAAACATTCTATAGAGCATCTCAGGCTGTTCATCGTCAATGAAGTCTTGAGATATAAACATCTTAGTAAACTTCTCATTATTACGTAGGGTTAGCTCGTACTGATTATCGTTTAGAACAATGTCATGTTTTACTTTCATAAGTGTATACAGTATATAGTACATATAGTATAGTGTCAATGGGTATATTTTTTTATAGTGGGAGACTGTATGATCCTAATCTCACAAAAACTTGATGTACTGTTACCACTTGATGGGGCTATGGGGTTCAGGTAAGCCTTGGTATCTGTTAAATAATAATGTATACCCTTAATTATAAGGCACATACAAAGCTTTTAAGGCGTTCATATGTACATAGATGGGTGTATGCTCATGTACACACACATACATAGGGTCGCACATTGTATGTTGTACGACGTGCTTGACCCCTGTTAGTGTAGTATACCTATGTACTGTATAGTACATACCCCTATATATAGCGTGGTCTGCTGGGGTACTGGAGGGTAAGGAAGCTAAGGCTTGATAAGATTGATCACCCAGACACCAGCACCCATCCACACTGTTAGTAGTACACTATCCTCATGAACTGGCAATGCAAATGGTGTGGTGGTATATGGTATAAAAGATCAGATTACATCAACTATCATAAGAAATGTTATCGTATTAAGTTATTATCTATCATTAAGACTAATTAGGACGCTGCGCTAAGCCATGTATTCAGCCAGCCACCATGCTGTCGTAAGGTGTTAGCACGTATTGTGCGACATTACCTTTTTAATTAAAGATGAGTTCAACTACGTTGGTTAAATATAATCTGTTGTAAGGTCACCATATCCCCTGCTTCAATAGCCTTATGGATAGCCGCATGATCTATAACAGGTTGGGGTGAGGTATCTTGAGGTGTGTCATGTACCTTATCTAGTCCCATAAGCTTACTTGCTCTATCACTAGCAGCTAGCCTTACACCATGGTTAGGTTGGCTATCTATGTATGTGCCATCCTTAGAATAGATATCATTCTTAGCATCTAGTGCCTCATCTATTGGCTTGAGTATTCTATCTATCGTTATATTGTGTTTCTTAAGAGCCTTATCTAACGCATCTTTAACTGTAGCCTTCTGTAGGTGCTTTCTAACTGTTACATCACCATTCTTTGAACCAGGGTATACAACTGCTGCTATTTGTTTACTTGTCTTACCTTGTAACTTGCCCTTTAGTATCTGAGCATCCTTAGTAGTCATACTTGCATTATACCACCTGTGTATAACTATCATGCTGTCGTTATTGACAAACAGTACCATGCTGTAGTAAAATACAAGGGAGTTAGCTAATACTAACTTGCACATCTAAGTGAACGGTAACAGTAACAGGTTGTAACCTATGACGCTGTTACCAACTAGCTTATAACACAAAGAAAGGAAACAAATGAACTACATATTCAAGAGTGCTCGTGGTTATGAATCACGTAAGCCACGTAATGTAATACACAAGGGGTAAGTTGTGGGTAAAATAGTAATAGATCAGATAAATAAATTAGATACTGTTAAAGTAAAAGTCATTAAGCCTCGCTGGAAAGAATTTATAGTCTGGTAATACCATGCTTAGATATACTAGAGACATGAAGACTGTAAGTATAATATGGCTCTTAGCCCTCATCGTAGGGCTATTAAGCTGGTTCTGGATGCAACATGAGATACATAAGTTTGCAGATCAGAACCCGCCTGAGACATGTCCTGTGTGGCTCGTAGATAGCCCACATGCAGCCTGTAAATAAAATTAGATAATAGGAGGTAAGATGGATAATCGAAGTTTTTGGGATAAGCATGAGGGATTAGGGGAAGGGGTAGTCGGCACAGTTATTGTTCTAATACTAGTAGGGCTAATAACAGGAGCTATTTTTGCCTTTCCAGCAGTTGGTAGGTATCAGAAACGCCAAGCTGCTAAGAATAATATCCTAGTTACTGAACTAGAGATACAAAACACTGCCCAAAAGGTAAAGGTTGAGGAGCAGAAAGCAGCAGTTAGGGTTGCGGAAGCCCGTGGTATTTCAGATAGCCAACACATCATAAATGCTACCTTAACAGATAAATACCTCCAGCATGAAGCTATTAATGCCCAAAAAGAGATGGCTAACTCGCCAAACCATACCACTATTTACATACCTTCAGGGCAAAATGGCATCCCACTAGTAACGACAACAAACCAATAAGGAGAATAAAATGAAAAGGTTACTATTAATTATTGCAGTTCCGTTTGTATTAGGAGGGATTGCATTCGCAGTACCCGCAGAGAAAGTAACAATCTGCCATGCTACATCAAGTGCTACCAACCCTTACACAAGGATTGTAGTCAGTGCTAATGCTACCGGGGCGCATTTTGAAGAACATGGCACCCAAAAAGCTGGGCATGAGGATGACATATTGTTACAAGGTGAGCAGGATTGCCCCATAAGCAACCCACCCGTTGTTACAGGCTCAACTACGACAGTTACGCCTACTGCATCTGGTGTACCCGAAGAGGTACCCACCCAAGTAGGTAAATAATTAGCTGGTGCCCCCTATCGGTTAAATGTGGCCTCTGAGTCAAACCCTCAAACCGCAGCCAGCAACTTTATGGGTGGATATTGGCGGTAGGCCTTGTCATAAGAGTAGGTAACCTGCCTTCTCCAGAGACATATCAGGTTGTTCCTACCGTCATTCACCTGCCCATAAAGAACCTTAACAGTAGTAGCTGAGAAGATTAGATGCGTAGTAGCTGGCGTGGATGGATGACCAGCCCTAGAAAGTCCACTGGTAGACGTATCACAAACCCCCATAGCCTAGTCTTCTCAACCATGCTGTTAAGAACAATTAAGTAAAGGAGATGTGATGTTTAAACAATTTAGGGAGAAAAGAGCCTATAAAAAGGCTTTAAAGTTAGCTGGAACCATCAATAAAAAAGAATTCGATAAGTTTGAAGATGGTGGCTCAATAAGTGCTGAGATGGCTATGAAGCTTATACGAGGGGACAAGAAAGCTATCAAACGATACAGGCAGTTAAGTAAAGATGGCGTAAGTCACATAGAATAAGGAGGAATTATGAACAAAACTAAAGTAGGGCGAGACAGCGAGTATAGGATAACAGCGCTTAAATTAGCGGTTATGAGGGCTGGGCAGGACGGCGGGTTAGAAGGCGGGTTTGAGGTGTTACCGCAAGCCAATGTATATTACCAGTGGCTGACAGGCAAAACTGACTTGAAAGACCCAGCTCTTGAGATGGTTAAAAAGAATAAAAAGGAGCAGGCGGAGAAATGAGTGAAGCCCTCCCCCAACCAGAGAACATAACCGATAGAGTTATCCAAGAACTCCAATGGGCTTCTATGTTTGCCGCTAATTATGAAGCCTATGAGATTATCCAAGAGCGTATTAGGGTGATACAGGAAAATGATATCTAAGTTCGGACATAGGGCACAAGCCCAAGCTGAATGGGTACGGGATATTGGTAGGTCGGCAGTTATTAAACGTGATGGTGAGGTATGTGCCTGCTGCAAAGCTGGATGGAAGGATTTAACAGTTGACCACATAAAGACTAAAGGCTCAAGGGCAGATTTAAAGCGTGATATAGATAATCTACAGTTACTTTGTTTTCTATGTCACAGGAATAAGACGGATCATATTAAATGTTTACATTGACAACAGCATGGATGTTGTAGTAAAATGAGTACAATGGAAACGACTTATGAACTATCTAATTGTGAGATCATGCGTCTTGATGTGGACGATGATCATTACTACTATGGTGGTGAACCAAACAGTAAAGACCCCAAACAATATTACATGTCCCTAACACGTGTTCTAGACATTGGAGGGCCATTTCCTGAGGGCTTACGTCAATACCTGCGCATAACCTCATTCGATGAGCAAATAGAGCGTTTGGAGTACACAGGAGCTCGTGGGAGCAAGCTACACGATGCTCTGGATAAACTAATGCAGAAGCAAGGCCTAAGCTTAAAGGATAATTATCAGAGTAGCTATGAAAAGGATGCCATTGTTACCTTTATACGGATGATGCGCTTTTTAACTCCAGGTAAATATGCTACTGAATTAATTGTGGCTGACCCTGACCTACGTGTAGCAGGGACGCTAGACTTTAAAGGTATTGTAGATGAGTGGAAGCTGATTTGTTTGCTAGATCCAAATAAATATTTAACATACGATGGTGATGGCGACCTGATGCTAAAAGAACAGTGGCTAGGTTTGGCAGATAGCAAGAAGCGTATCTGTATCATCATTGACTGGAAATTCACAGGGCGTAATGCCTATAGCCATAAGGTACAGGTAGCTGGGTATAAGACAATGAATAACAAGAGTCGTAAGGGGACACTAGCGAGTAGAGCTTTTACGTGGAGGTATAGTCCTAAGCATAAGTTTGGTTTTGATTTTAGTGAGAGCTTGCTTGATTACAATTCCTTTAAGCGTATCTATCAGACATGCATAGAGTATCTCGGTGAGTTCCCTGAACCACCAATCATTAAACGCTATCCGGAACAAGTAAAATTATATGAGGAGGTGAAGGTATGAAAATAATGAATCAGGTTGAGAATATCTTAAAAGTAAGCCAAGCTGCTCGCAATTCAGATAAAGATTTACTGGTGATCTACATGCAGAAGATGGGCATGAGGCTAAGCCTAGAACAAATAGCTATTTTTCGTAAGATGCCAAGCACTGAAACTATTCGCCGCTCCCGCCAAGCCATACAAGAACAGGGCAGGTATCTACCAAGTAAGGAGGTAGAAGAGATGCGGTTTAAGAAGTTTCAAGAAGTGAAAGGCGGGATTGGTTTAGTCGAGCCAGAAGTTTTATTAGAAAAGCAAGGATATGTAGTTCGTCCATGGGGCGAGTAAGGAGTTATTATGGCAGATACAGATGCATTAAAAGATTTTCAATTTCCTAAGAATAAGGGGCTGTTTACTACGTTTGAAGATGGTGATGAATTTAAGATACGTGTGTTAACAACTGATCCTGTAGTCAGCACTAAAGAGTTTGAGGGTGCTGATGGAGAGATTAATATTAGTACCAAGTTTGCCTTTGTGGTTTACAACTGGACTGTAGGCAAGGCACAAATATTAAATGCTGGGGCTACCATTACCAAAGCTATCCAGAAGCTACATCAAGACGAAGAATGGGGCGCTAACATTAAGAATATGGATATTAAAGTTAGTGCTACCGGGCAACAGAAGCAGCGTAAGTATACGGTGACCCCGTTGCCTAAGGCTGAAACATTAACCAAGGAGCAAATAGAAGAATGTAAGGCTATTGATCTTGATAAGGTAATTGCTGATGGCCAGCGTATGAGTTTCTATAAGCCAGAGGAGCGATCTCCTAAGGCTGTACCAGCTAATGAACCAGGGGATGATATAGTTATAGAGGATATTGGAGAAGAACCCATCAACCTAGATGATATCCCATTCTAAGGAGACGTAATGGAAAAACTAACTAAAGATGACCCGGACTTCTATTCCAAAATTTCCCAGATGCGTAAAATAAAATCTGGGGGTAAGACGTTTTTAGACAAGGAGGTGGCCCGTGCAGCGCAAGCTAAAGGAGTGGAGAATAAATTACGAAAAGCTGCCAAGCGAGCCAAGCGAGAAGCTGCGTAAGACCAGGAAGGTCTGTGTGGTATGTGGCGCTAAGTGGGAAATAGAGTATGATCCTAAGAAACCTTTACGGGAATATATTACCTGTCCCGTACATAGATACAAAGGTTGACAATGCTGTAGTAACTCTGTTAAACTAACGGAACCTTGTATAGAAATTTATAAGGTGATGTGTGAGTAAAAGAGACAGTAAGACGAGTGCTCACTTGCTGTCTCTTTTTTATGTATTGACAACAGCATCATGCTGTAGTAAAATAGGATGGTCATTAATTAACATAAGGACAATAATGAAAAACTACAAACTAAAAGCAGATACAAGTATAAAGGCTAAACACAGCCTACCATTGTATGGCATTTTTGGTATACTAAGCTTATTCGTCTTGGTGAGCATCGCTTACTCGACGTATATGGTCGCAGTTGGCACCGATGGGGTTGCACCGAAAGTGATGCTCGTACCTCAAGCCCTCTTCGCCGCTTGTCTGGCAATCTACAAATTTTCCACTAAGTAAAGGAGTTCTGGGTTCTAAAATTGAACCTTATATATGCGTGTTAGACTACTATTAGCTGTTGCCCTTATTGGGTTTACGGCGCTGGGTTTATTTAATGTTACTACTCATAAACAGAGAATCCAGTTAAAAGAAGTTCAATTACAAAGCAAGAGTTCAGATCTTAATAAACTTGAACTAGATTTCCAGAGATTAAATGTTGACCTGGAGACAGAACTTAAGAGCAAGAACCAGAACCAAGACCATATTAAACAGCTGGAAGAAGAGAAAGCTATACTGCAGCAGCGGTTGGACAAGGCGCAGAGCGATCTGCAAGCTCGTGCTGCTGAGAAAGCTCGCTTAGCTAAGTTACAGACTGCTCCAAAGGCTTATGCAGCCACACTGCCCTCTACGGGGGCTACAACGGGCAATTGCGGAGATAACATGTACAAGCAGTATATCTACCAGCATGAGTCAGGTTGTGATACCAATAGGTATAACTCTATAGGCTGTTATGGCATAGGGCAGAGTTGCCCAGCCTCTAAAATAGCCCACTGTGGATCTAATTTTGCCTGTCAGGATGCCTGGTTCAGTAATTATGCTATTACACGGTATGGTAGCTGGGCTGGAGCCTATCAGTTTTGGTTAGCCAATAAATGGTGGTAAATATTCTACAACCAAGAGAACAACAGCCCTAGCCTATAACGAAACTGCTTTAGAATACTATAAAGAGTTTGTCGTACTAAACCAGATTGTTTGAGACAACAACATACTGGTTGAGAATGAGATATGCACCACAGGGTAGTACTATGGCGGTGTGTTTCTCTGTAATTCATGTTACCTCGGGCAATGGCGCTATATCTACTAGTAATAACAAATCTATTAAATGACGCTCATGCATAGCCAGGGCTGTGAGCCTCGCATGGGCTTGCTGCAGGGCTTCTATCTGCTTATCAACCTTTCCGGCGTCAGACTCGTAATGTGCCATTAAATCATGGTGTATGTGGATGTCAGGCAACATAGTCTATCTCTACATCTATAACGTTTAGGGCATTTAAATTATCCAGTAGTTCATCAATCCTTCGCCAAGCTAGATTCCCTGCCCACTCTCCAGTATTAGGGTCAAAGTATATATCCCGTTCGATATTCAGTTGGCGATAGATCTCTATTTTTTCAGGCTGCATCTGCTTCTCCTAATAATCCATCATAATCCCCTTCAGTAAGGTGATGGGTTTCGTCAAAAACTTCATTTAACCCAACAGTGGCAGTACCAGTCAGGACAACTGTGCCTACCATTACGGCAGCCTGTACCATCTCATCAAAAATAGCGCTTCCTTGGTCGTAGCGCCACCATGCCCACCAACCCTCATCACTGGGGTCTTGGACAGCCACCCGATCTTTTAAGGGCTCCAAGCGGTGCAGGTTTGCAAAGAAGTTATCTTCACTAAGCTCAAAATCTACCCCATCCTGCTCGAAGCGGACAGAGTATACCCCTTCATTCTCTTGGTCATAAAAATGTGCCATCAGGCTGCCCACAACATATCTTTGTAAGCTTCTTTGTAGGCTTCACCCTCTTCAACGGTGTACGAACCGTAGGCTACGCACTCGTCAATATGAAGGATAAACTCTTCCTCAAACAACGGGCGCTGGTCTACAAACTCAACCCCATTTAAGAAATCAAAAGCTTTGTTATAGCGTTCACTCATGCTGACCGCCTAACCTGTGGCTCCCGGAAGTTAATATAACCAGTCTGGGCTTCTAGGTGGTCGGCTATCTCTTGAGCGTGGAAAGCTAACAGTTCATTGTCGCCCCGTGCCATAGTGTTAAAGGACTCGATAGCGTGGTAAACGACGTACAGCCCACCCCTGCCTAATTGAAAGTTTCCGAGCTCTGCTAGTACGTGCTTAGCCTGCTGGCTATTCGGCTTAGGAGGGGCTTGCATATCTGCATGGAGCTGGGAGTGGGCATACAAGTCTATAGGAAGAACAAAGCCTCGGTGCTTCCGTAATCGTTTTTCAAGGGGTGTCACATAACTACGCCTTTCCCAGAAGACGTGGTGTGTGTTAGTAAAGTGTTCCATTATAGCCTTTTTTGTACCGGAGCGTCCTCAGGGATGCAGATGGGCATATCATAAAGTTCGTGGTCGAAAGGATGATCAAACTTGTGGTCGGAGACCTCGGAGAGTTGGTGCATCTGGAAGAAACCGAGGATTGCCCGTCCAATCCTACGAATAGGCACTATCTCTATTCTTGGGAATATTTGTTTTTCTTTATCCATAAGCATCACTATGTGCCTAATGTGATAAAAAGCAAGTGCCTAATGTGAGGAATTTCATAGCACTACTGTTAAATTAGGAACATTATAGGGGCGCAATTAAAGAAAGGGAGTGTATGGGAGATGAAAACAAACCTGAAGAAGACGAAGATACAGAACCCGGAGAAACGGACGCTCAAGGTACTGTTAAAGAGGCTGCGCTGAATAAAATCCAGCTGATTAAAGAACAGATGTCTTCCCGTTACCCGTTGATGTTTCGCAAATCTAATTTGTAGGAGGGAGTATGCAAAAGCGGTATTACCTCAGGGACGAGAACGGTCTACTTTGGCAAATCACCTACCCCTGGTATAAGTAAGACAGCCGCCGAGGTAACGGACGGCTGTCTAAAGGGGTGCATGCTTCCGGGAGGTTTACGCAGAAGTAGCGATACTAGTGTATCACTTTTTGAAACTAGGTAAGCCTTCAGTGAGGATACCTAACACAATAAAGACGATTGCTGTCACCAGCGCAGCCTTTACTAGTGTTACTGCGAAAATTTCTACTAAGAGCCAGAACACAAAGAATGCTAATCCTACTAATACCATACCTGCTCCTTAT